TGGAATGGATCCACAACAAGTACAGAACTGGTTACAAATGTATATCGCAGCATTAGAAAGATGTGAAAATAATGATAAACAAGATTCATATGGTGGAGCACCTGTAGTTCAAAGAGCTGATATACAAACTGATCTATCATTTTATAGGAACAGATAATGAAAATACCGACTAGAGCAGCATATAAATTTCATCAAAGATTCATAGAAATGCGTCAAAGAGGCTATGATCAGATAAGTGATAAAGGATATAAAAAATTAGTTTTAAAAGAAAAAGGTTTAAAAAAAAGAGTAGCAGCAAGAAAATTTAAATCATTAGGTAAGCCTTTTCAATCTGAAAAACAGTGGAATAATTTTATTAAAAATTTTAGGAACAGATAATGCAACTACCTTTTGGAGAATGGCTACCTGATCAACCTGACCACCTAAAGAAAGGTGCAAACGTAGCAACTAATGTTTACTATGCACAGAATAGTTATAAAAAATTTCCTTCTTTAGTTGATTATAGTTCAAATACTTGTGTTAAAGATTCTAGAGGAGCAGGTTCATTTAGAGATAACTCTAATACAGTTTATAACTTTGTAGCTACTAAAGATACTATATATAAATTAACATCAGGAACATTTACTGATGTAGGTGCAGGGGGAACATTATTATCAAACTCTTATGCTACTTGCACAATTACAGTTACAGATTATGCAAACATAGCAACTGATTCAACTCTTGTTCTAACAAAAAATGATGGAACAACAGTTACCTTTACTTGTCAAGGTGCTGGTGCTGGATCTCCTGATGCAAATAAATTTTTTCATAACGAATCTAACGATACCACAGCAGATAATATATTTACTTGTATTAATGCTCATGCCGATTTTTCAGCAGCTAATCCAGCAGCAAATGTAGTTACTGTTACAAGAGCAGCAATAGGTAATGATAATCTTACTGTTACTTCTTCAGATACTACTAGAATGGCTGTTACTGATTTTGATGGAGGAACTCCATTAACAGGTGAAACAACTGATTTTATTACATTCACACAATTTGGTGAATACATTATTGCAAGTAATGGAGTAGATCCAGCTCAATATTATTTGATGGGAACATCAACTGCTTTTGCTGATCTAAGTACAATTGTTACTGCAGGAACAGTACCCGTATTTAAAGTTTCAGGAGTTGTTCGAGATTTTCTAGTTACAGGAAATATTACAAATACAGCAAACAGAATTCAATGGTCAGGTATTAATGATATTGCATCATGGTCAGGTAAACAATCTGACTTACAAGATTTACCTGGTTCTGGTGGAAGAATAGTTCATATAACATCAGGTGAAGTAGGTTACATATTTAGACAAAACCAAATCATTCGTATGGACTATGTAGGTGGAACTGTAGTATTTAGATTATCTGTGATTTCACCTAATAGAGGAGCTATATATGGCAGAACAGTATGCCAAGATAATAGACGAGTATTCTTTTATGCAGACGATGGTTTTTATGAAATACAAGGCGATACAATACTTCCAATTGGTGCAGAAAAAATTAATAGATTCTTTGACTTAAATCTTAATAAAGCCTATTCAGATAGAATTTGTGCAGCAGTAGATCCGTTTAATCAATTGGCGATGTGGTTATATCCTAGTATAAATAATACAACTAATACATCAGGTATATGTGATAGAATTATTATTTATAACTATGTTACAAAGAAATGGTCATTAGCTGAAGCTGATGCTAGTTCAATCTTTTCTCAATTTATAGGAGCTTATACAGTTGAATTAATGGATATTATATCTACAAATTTAGAAAATATTAATGCATCATTAGATACAGATTTTTGGAATGGTGGACAAATGTTTTTAGGAGCTGTTGATTCAGATTATAAAGCAGCAATCTTTTCAGGTAATTCAAATATATCAGAAATAGAAACAGATGAAGTAGAACCTTATCCAGGTTTAAGATCTAATATTTTAGGTGTTAGACCTATTATAAATGCAGCATCAACTGTTACAATTAAAACAAGAGAAAGACTACAAGATACAGCTACAGAATCTTCTTCAGTATCTACAGTAACAAGTGGTGTTAATCCTGTTAGAGAATCAGGAAGATATATTAGAACTAATGTTAAGATAGCATCAGGAATAAATTTTGATCATGCACAAGGCATAGATCTTTCAGCAACAAAAGCAGGAATAAGATGATACCATATGTTAAAATAGGTCAGCAGATTATAAAATATTCAAAGCTCGGCTTTAAAAAAAGAAAACGAGAATTAAAACATATTTATAAATCCAAACGAGCTAACATTGAATCTAGTAAATTTTATAGATTAGGTAAAAAGAAAACAGGATATGGTTCTTTTGTAGATAAAACAAAATGGTTATAATATGAGTGATACAGTTAATATAGACAATGTAAGATATTCAATGGAAACACAGGAATACTTTCAAAGACAGTTAGAAGAAGCAGTAAATACTTTAGTTAATAAAAATAATACAGAAAACAACAAAGCATTTAACTGGTTTATGAATTAAGGAGAATAAATGGCAGGAACATATATAGGAAAATACGATACAACAGCAGCAAATAATACAGCTACTTCTACAGGTTCAGTATCTGTAGCAGAAGGAATGTTGCCATCAAATATCAATAATGCTTTTAGAGATATTATGGCAGACATTAGGCAGTTTTATAATTCTGCTGAATGGATAGAATATGGGGATGGAGCTGGTACTTATACAGCAACTTACGCATCTTCTACAAGTTTTACAATTGATGGAGTAGATGTAACTACTCCTTATCATGCAGGGCGTAGAGTTAAATTAGTAGCCTCATCACCTGGTACAATTTATGGAACGATTTCTTCAAGTTCATTTTCTACAAATACTACAGTTAATGTTTCTTGGGATTCAGGATCACTATCCGATGAAGCTATCACATCAGTTCATATAGGAATTATAAGTGCAATAAATACTGCAACTCCAGAATCTCTTGCTATTACAGGAGATTACACATTAGATGTTTCAGGAGATATTATTTTAGACGCTGGTGGTGCAGATGTTACTCTAAAGGATGATGGGACTGTTTATGGTAGTCTTTCACAATCTGGTGGAGAACTTTTAATTAAATCAGGCACAACGCCAACTACAGCATTAACCATGTCAGGAGCCGATGTAACAGTTGCTGGTGATTTAACTATTACTGGTGATGATCTTACAATGACTACTAATACGTCAGGTGCAGCACTTATTGGTGATGGATCAAATTTTAATCCTGTTGTTATATCAGGCGATATTTCAATAGGAACTACAGGAACAGCAGCAATTGGATCAGGAGTTATAGTTGATGCAGATATAAATGGTTCAGCAGCTATAGATGCGTCAAAAATAGCAGATGGTTCAGTAAGTGATGCAGAATTTCAAAGACTAGATGGGTTATCTGCAGATATTCAAACACAACTAGATGCTAAGCAAGCAACTATTACAGGTTCAGCTACAACAATTGATACAGAATCTCTAACAGCAACTAGGGCACTCATTTCTAATGCCTCTCAAAAAGTTGCAGTATCGGATGTAACAGAAACAGAACTGGGTTATCTGGATGGTGTTAGTTCTGCCATTCAAACCCAAATGGACACAAAGGCTACAACAACCTATGTTGACAATCTTGTTACAGGTTTAAAAACAAGAATCCTTTGCGAAGCGGCATCAACTGCAAACGTAACCATTGCATCGGCACTTGAAAACGGAGATACGCTAGACGGTGTTACCCTTGCAACAGGGGACAGGGTTTTACTTAAAGATCAGTCTACTGGTAGTCAGAACGGAGTTTATACCGTTGTTGCATCAGGAGCAGCTAGCAGAGATACGGATTTCAATACCATTTCAGAATTATCTGGACAGATGGTTATTATCAATCAAGGAACAACCAATGATAATACTTTCTGGCTTTGTACTACAGATAACGATGCAACATTAGATTCAGATTCAATTTCATTTAGTAGAGTTACCCCTTCCAATTCTGGAACAGTAACTTCAGTAGGTTTAGGAGACGCTGGATCATCAGAATTTACAATTGCCAGCACACCTGTTACTTCTGCTGGAACAATTACCATTGGAGTAAACAGCATTGGTGCGGCTAAAATTGCAGATGGAACAGTCAGCGATGCAGAGTATCAAAGATTAGACGGAGTTACTTCTGATATTCAAACCCAGTTGGATGCAAAAGGCACAATGTCTAATTTTACATTGTCCGATGGCTCAGCAACTCAAACAGTAGCAGATAGCAATACAATGGTCGTTGCTGCTGGAGAAGGAATTGATACTGCGGTAACAGCCACAGATACAGTTACTATTTCTGGTGAAGATGCCAGCACATCCAATAAAGGTGTTGCATCTTTTAGCTCATCAGATTTTGATGTTAGTTCAGGAGCGGTTTCCATTAAAGACAATGCAGTTACTTTGGCATACATGGCTGGAGGAACTGACGGTAATATAATTTCATACGATGCAAGTGGCGATCCAGTAGCGATAGCAACTGGAAACGATGGACAAGTTTTAACTTCTGCTGGTGCTGGTGCAGCTCCAGCTTTTGAAGATGCTTCTGGTGGAGGCACATCTTGGCAATCAGTAGTTACAGCTTCAACCTTAACAGCAGTCGCTGGAAATGGCTATCCAATCAATACAACATCAAATGCATGTACAGTTACACTTCCAGCTTCTCCAAGTGTTGGAGATACAATCGAATTTACAGATTATGCAAGAAACTGGGGAAGAAACGCTGTAACCTTTAATTTGAATAGTTTAAAATATCAAGGTCAAACAACACCTGTTCCTGTTTACGATACTAACGGAGAAAGTTTAAAAATAGTTTATATTGATGCAACACAAGGCTGGATACCAACTAATGACGGTGCTGTCGCTTGGGAAACACCACAAACTTATAATATAGAATATTTAGTTGTCGCTGGAGCTGGCGGTGGCGGTTGTGGTTACTATGGTGGAGGTGGCGGTGCTGGTGGTTATTTAACTAATACTGTCACTTATACTGGTGGAAACGTTCTTACGATTGCTGTCGGTGCTGGAGGTGCTGGAAGTTCAGACGAGAATATTGATGCTACGAATGGTGGAGATAGTTCTATAACCAGTTCAGGTTCGGAAGCAACTGTTACTTCTGATGGAGGTGGCGGTGGTGCAAGTAGAGAGTCTGATCCAGCTTCGGATGGTGGTTCAGGTGGCGGTGCATCCAGACCTTCAAATAGTGGAGGTTCTGCAACTGCTGGACAAGGAAACGATGGTGGTGCTTGTGACGCCAGTGGCTATGGTGCTGGTGGTGGTGGTGCTGGAGCAGCTGGGAATGCTGGTGCTGCTTCACCTAATTATGGTGCAGACGGTGGAGATGGATTACAAAACGATATTGTTGAAGCCAATACAGATGTTTATTATGCTGGTGGTGGTGCTGGTGGTGCTGTAGCCAGTCGTTCAGGAGGTCAAGGTGGCGGTGGCGATGTCGACAGTACGGTTAATGGAGGTGTTGGTGGAGCTGGTACCGATGGTCTTGGCGGTGGCGGTGCTGGTGGCTATGGTTCTGGTACTAGTGGTGGAGATGGCGGAGATGGTATTGTTATTCTTCGTATGCTTACTGCTGATTATACAGGTACTGTTTCAGGTAATGAAACACCAACTGTAGATGGAGATTACACAGTCATAAATTTTGAAAATACTGCTGGAGGCAGTTACACAATATAATGAAAAAATATTTTGCAAAATTAAGTTTAAATAGTAAAGTTCAAGAAGTTTATTCAGTAGGTGAAAACAATGCACCAGATGAAAAAGCTGGAATAGAATTTCTAAATAAACAAACTAATTATCCTTTTTGGGTAGAAACTTTTAAAGATAGAAGTAAAAGAAAAAATTATGCTGGGAAAGGCATGACTTATGATGAAGATAGAGATGCTTTTATTTCTAAACAACCTTTTAATTCTTGGACATTAAACGAAGATACTTATCTTTGGGAAGCACCTAGTGCTAGACCTGATGATGATAAAAGTTATACTTGGAACGAAGAAACAACTAGCTGGGATTTAGTAGAATAAATCAAATCACATTTTAACAAGGAGAAACAATCATGTTTGTAGGGAGGCATGGTTATATTAATAAATGGCTAATAGTTACAAATTTAAAGGGGTTGCATTAGCAACAACTGATGAAACTGCTTTATTAACAGCAGCTTCTACTGAAACTATTATTATAAGATCCATTAGAGTTACTAACAATACTGCTAATACCCCTACAGTATCTATGGATTTATCTGATAATTCAGCCAGCACAGAATATACAATATTGAAAACACAAACACTTGCAGCTAATACAGCAGTAGAAATATTATCAGTACCTCTAGTTTTGGAGGCATCTGATGCTTTAAAAGCTACAATGAGTTCTTCAGATTCAACACATATAGGAATAAGTTATTTAGTTATTACGTGATCCAATTAATTAATATACCTGTAAAAAGTTTAGATCCTGCTTGGAGTATTGTTAGAACTGATATTGCCAATGCTTTAAACAGATCTAATGGATATGCTTTAGCAGAACATATAAAGAAATGGATTAAAGAAACAAAAATGCAGTTATGGATTCTTTGGGATTCAGAAGCTGATAAGGACTCCAAATACTATGGAGTAGTGGTAACAGAAATAATACAACGACCATTAAGAAGATGTTTGAATATCAAAATTATGACAGGAAAACATCGTGAAAAATGGCAAGGTTTAATTAAGCACATAGAAGATTTTGCATGGATAAACAAATGCGATTCAATAGAATTGATTGCAAGACCAGGATGGAAAAGAGTTATGAAACCATTCGGTTATAAAGAAAGCCATGTATTATTAGAAAAACAAAAGGAGAAAAAAGAAAAATGAGTTTTATAGGAGGAGGATCATCAGGCGGTAGCGGTGGACAAACCACTACCATTCAACAAGCAGAACCTTATGGACCAGCACAACCTGGATTAAATCAGATTTTATCTGAAGCAGGTACAATCTATGGTCAAGGTCCATCTGCTGCAGGATATGTACCACCAACAACACAAACATTACAAGGATTAGCATCGCAAGAGCAAATAGCTAATGCTGCTAACCAACAAATATTAGGTACTATACAAGGACAGTATACCAATCCTTTCTTATCTCCTATGATTGCACAATCTGCTCAAGATATATATTCTAATGTTGCTGGACAATTTAGTGGAGCAGGTAGAACTCCAGGAAGTCCTCTTTCACAGGCTACAGTAACAGGACAAGTTGCACAAAAAGCATTACCTTATGCATTTGGTCAACTGGAAAGAGAAAGAGGAAGACAACTTCAAACTGCTCAAAGAGTACCAAGTTTAACAGCAGTAGGAGGAGCTTTAGAAGATATACAGGCTCAACAACAAATGGCACCCCAACAAGCATTGTCTCAGTATTATAATACTGTTGCACCAATTGCTTTTGGATTACCAACTCAACAACAAACAACACAAGCACCACCGCCTAATGCTATGGGTATGGCAGCAGGAGGAGCTATGTCAGGAGCTGCTTTAGGTCCAATGTTAGGAATGACTGGAGGCATGGGAGCACTTATTGGTGGTGGAATGGGATTACTAGGAGGATTATTATAATGGAACAAATTAAAGAAATATACAAACTAGCTAAAGAACATAAAAAAATAACTATAGGCGTTATTATAGTTATTGTTATTCTTATAGCATTAATCAATTAAGGAAAATCAATGCCAAGTAGCGGTGGTAGCGTCTCAGACGCACCTGTAAATAAAGTTGTAGATGGCAAAAGCCATTACCTAGCTTACATTACACCTGATGAAGGAAAATCTTTAGTAGATCAAGGTGGTAAAGAAGTTGTAACCAATTCAGGTATACCAGCTTATCCACCAAGAGATCAAAGCTATTCTCCTTCTGAAAGTTATGGAGGACCAGATAGAGGTGATGTAGGTGGACCTTCAGGCGGCAATGACGGCAATGGCGGCAATGGCGGTGATGATAGACAGACTCATTCACCTCATGCAGATACACCAACACAAATTACAAATCAAGAACAACTTGATCGAGAAGCAAGAGCACGTCAATTTGATTATGAAAGTGACGCTGCAGGTCAAGGTCAAATAACATCTAATAACTATAATGCAGAAACTGGAACTTTTGATGTTCAACAAACAACAGGAACTATATCAGCTGCAGATTATCAAAAATCTAATTTAGAAGCCTATTTAAACTCAGGAGAAGTAAGCGATAAAGATAAAATAAATACATTAAACCAATTACAAGCTATACAAAATTCACAATTAGTTGGAACCAAACAGGGAACAGGTGATGTTCAGGCTAAAGATTTTGTTATGGATAATTTATCTTCTTCGCTAGATTATGTAAAAGGTCAAACAAAATACAGTAAATATACTTCCAGTATTAATGAAGATACAGCCCAAACTTTTGAAGATCAATTTAGAAATAATCCATTAGATACAGTAGTTAAATCTGGCGGAGTTCTAATGACAATGGGTAAAGGTTTACACGATAAATATAAAAATAAACAAGCCATGAATATATTGGGTTATACAGGAGATGTATATAATCCAAGAACAGGTGATTATGGAGAAGGTGGAAATAGAATGCTTACTGGTGGAGCTACACCTAGTGAAAGAGAAGCTATGACACAATTAGCTCCCGCTGCTCCCTATATAGCTTCAGGTACAGGACAACCTGCTTCAGTTGCAGCTGCATGGTATGCAAATTTAGGACAAGGGACACAAGGATTTAACTTTCATTCAGCTTATGCTAACGCAAAGGCTAAAGTAGCACAGACACT